CCGTCGCGTGCGCGGCCAGGGCCGCGGTCGCCTCGGCCTCGGTGGCGTACTCCTCGATCAGCAGCGCGGTGATCTGCGCCGAGCCGTCGACCCCGGTGATGTTCGGCCGGGCGGTCGCCGCGTTGGTCGGAGCCAGGCCGACGCCGGACACGAGCCGGGTCGTGGTGCCGCCGGTGACGTCGTAGTCGGGCCCGTTGCTGGTCGACAGGTAGACCGACGCGCCGTTGTACCAGTCGATGTTGGCCGACATCGCCGAGCTGGGGCTGATGCAGCGGATGCTGGCCGACCAGACGTACCACTTCCCCGGGGTGCACGCGCCCCGGTCGATCTGGATGTCCCCGGCCGTGGAGCCGGCGAACGCCGTGGTGCGCGGCAGGCTGGCGTGCACCCCGGTGGCGATCCGCGCCCACCCGGACGGCCCGAACCAGTTCGTTGCGCTGTTCTTCACCGAGGGCCGGATGGCCAGGTTCGTGCGGACCATCAGAACGTCACTCCCGCGCCGGCGCGCGCGATCCGCGCAGTGTCCTGGTCGGCCTTGCGGATCGCGGTGCGCACAGCGGCGTGGACCGGTTCACCGTCCAGGAGCACGGTCACCAGGACGTCCTGGTCCTGGCCGCGGTTGACCAGGGAGGCCAGGCTGGCCGCGCTCGGTGGACTGGCCGGCAGGGTGGACGACAGGGCCGCCGCACCGAACGGGGCGGCCAGCTGGTCGGCGACCCCGGAGACGAACGACTGGACGTCGCCGTAGCCGTCCTGCAGCCCGGTGAGAAGCCCGTCCATCATCGCCAGGCCGGCGGGCTTCATCACGATGGCGTCGTAGGACAGCGGGCCCTTGATTGACGCGAGCCCGTCGGCGATGCCGGAGACGAAGTTGGCCACGGCGTTGTAGCCGGCCTTGATTCCGGACAGCAGGCCGTCCATCAGCGACCTGCCGGCGGCCAGCAGCGTGCTGCCGAGGTTGCCGACCGCCGAGCCGATTCGCGGGCCGATGGTCTTCGCGAAGTTGACCACGGCATCGAATCCGGCCTTCAGCGCGTTCAGGAACCCCTCGCCGGCCTCGCGCGCCTTCTGGGTCAGCACCTGCACCACCGAGGCGATGGCCGACCCGATCCGGCCCGGCACGGTGGAGGCCGTGTTGACGGTGTTGTTCCACGCGTCGGACAAGAACCGGAGGAAGGCGGCCCCGGCGGCCACGGCCTTGTCGGTGAGGGTCTGCACCGTCCCGCCGACCGCGTTGCCGATCTGGCCGGGGACCTGCGTTGCCCGGTCCGTCGTCTGGTCGAAGAACGACCCGATCCAGTCCAGGAACGCCTGGCCCGCCTCCTGCGCCTTCGTGGCGAGGGTGCTGGCCAGGTTGGAGATCGCCGTACCGATCCGGTCGCCAAGCGTGGCGGCGAGGTCGACCGCGCCGTTGAAGCCGTCCCGGATCGTGTTCACGAAGTCGGTCAGGGCGTCCACGATCATCTGGTGCAGCTGCGCGCCGAACTCGCCGATCTTGTTCAGCAGCTGGCCGATCGCCTCGCCGATCGCGAAGCCAACTTCGTAGGGCGTCTTCGACGCGAACTCGGCGATGCCCTGGCCAATCTCGGCCAGCTTCGTGAGGACCGCGGCCTTCGCGGTCTCGAAGGCCGCCGAGAACGACTCGCCGATCCCGCTTGCCCCCGAGGAGATCCCGCTGCCGATGCTGTTGAAGAAGCTCGTGACCAGCCCGGGGATCGTGGTGGTGAAGAAGTTGCCCACGGCGTCAACCGCGGTCTTCATCGCACCCTCAACGACCTTGCCCACCTCGCCGGCCTTCTGCGGGAGGGTCTGGGTGAAGAACTCGCCGATCTTCGACGCAGCGTCAACCACGAAGTCACGCACCGCGATCGTCGCGTCAGTGAGCGCGTCCTTGAAGGCGCCGATCGGCGACGTCCCGTCCAGGAATTTGTCATGGAGTTCCTGGAACTCGCTGCCGATGTCGGCGAAGATCCCATCGAAGTTCAGGGTGAGGATCTCGCGGCCGGCCTCAACGATGTCGGAGAGCGAATCCTCCATGTCGTTCAGCGGGCGATTCTCGATCCGCGCCGTCTCATGATTGATGTCGTTCAGCTTGACGGCCAGGGCACCGAGCGCGACGATCCCGCCGGCCTTCAGCAGGCCGATCGGGCCACCCAGCGCCAGCGTCAGCAGCCGCAGCCCGCGGATCACCGAGGTCAGGATGACCGCGCCCTTGAAGGCCAGCCAGAGCCCGATCACCAGCGGGACAAGATCGGCGATGAACTCCTTGTTGTCGTTCAGGAAGCGGGCCACGTCCAGGAGCAGCGGCCCGACGATCTGCAGCGCGTTGACCAAGAGTTCGCCGACCACGCGGGCGATCTCGGCGAACACCGGGGCCAGCTCCACGATGATCGGGGCCAGCTGGCGCAGCGCCTCCAGGAAGACGTCGCGCGTCACGGCGGCGATCTCGCTGAGCGCCTTGCCCAGCGCCTGGAGCGCCTCCTGCTGTTGTGCCTGGTTCAGGAAGTCGGCCAGCGCCTGCGTGGTGTCGGCCATGGTCTGCAAGAAGTCCTTGCCGGCCCCCTGCGACAGGCCGCCGAACACGGCCCCGAAGATCTCGCCGATGTTGCCGATCAGGTCGCGCAGGAAGCCGAACTCCCGCAACGCGTCGTCGATCCACTTCCGCAGGGACCCGTCCGAGGTGACCCGCAGCGCGAACACCCGGAACCTGTCCGCGGCCCCGTCGATCGCCCGCCCGAGGTCGGGAAGGTAAGTCGACCCGACCGCGATGATCGGAATGAACGCGGTCACCAGGTGACCCACGGCGTTGCGCGCCTTCTCCAGCAGCTTCGCCGTGTTGACCAGCGCAATGTTGATGTCGTCGGCGGCCTCGGGCCGGTCCAGGGCCGCGGTGATCGAGCGACCCATGGCGTTGAACGCGGCGGCGATCCGCGGGAGCTGGCGCTGCAGGATCGGCAGGAACCGGTTGCTGATGGCGGCCAGGTCGGCGGCGAAGTCCTTGAAGAACTCCTGCTGAACCGACTTGCGCAGCCCGTCGAAGGCGGGCTTCAGCCGGTTGATCTCCTGGACGGTCGCGCGCGCGGACGGGGCCAGCTTCGCCAGCGCCTCGGCATCACCGCCGACCGCGTCTGCGAAGCCCGCGGTGGCCAGCTTGAAGGTGCCGATCGCCGCACCGAGAGTGAAGATCGCCGCCGGCGCCAGCCCGACGATCCCCACCAGGTTGGACAGGCTGGCCGTCAAGGCGGCCACCGTGCCCACGGCGTTGCCCACGGCCCCGACCGCGGCCAGCGACTTCAGCAACCGGCCGATGCCTTTGCCGAGCCGGTCGAACGCCTTGTCGTTGTCGTCGGCCACGCGGGCCATCCGGCGCAGCTGCGCCTCCGCGCCCCGGACAGCGTCCCGGAAGCCCTCTACCTGGGCGCGGATCTCGATCTCAATGCGGGACCGGGTACTGGCCATCAGGCGCTCCAGGCCCGGATGATGGAGTCCGCGATCTCCTGGTACTCCTGCGCGAGCTCGGCGTCGGAACGCTCGGCCGTGGAGAAGAACCAGTAGTCGGCCTGGCCGCGGTGTGGGCGGAACTGGCGCGGCCGGGAGCTGCGGTAGCGCCGGTTCGAGTACCAGCCGAACCGGCCGAGCGCGCCGAAGTTGGAGCCGAAGAGCAGCGGGTGCGGACCGGCGATGACCGACGGCGTGAGGCCGTTGGTCGCCGTGCGCACGGTGCGCCCCGCGCGGGCGGACTGGCGGTCGCTGGTACGTGCGGCCGCCCGGATCAGCACGGCCAGGCGCCGGCTGATCCGCACCGCGCCGGCGCGTGCCTCGCGCTCCGCGTCGCGCGGGAGCTTGTCCAGCGCGCGCAGGACTTCGTCCAGCCCGGTGACGCTGACCGAGCGGGTGTCACGACCGGGCACCGCTCACCTCTCCTCCAGCTCGGCCTGTTGCTGCTCCCGGATCAGCGCCAGCGCGGTATCCAGGTCCCGCGGGGGACCCGCCCGCCACGCGTCCGCGGGGATCCCGGTCCGCATGGCCAGCGCGACGACAGCGCGACTCAGGGAGCCGGCTGGGTAGGGTCCAGCCCCCCGTCCTCCTCGTCTTCGTCGTCACCGGGCTTGGAGGTGATGTCGATGTCCACGGCCTTGCGCCATTCGCGGATGTCCAGGTCCGTCAGCCCGCGCCGGTCGGCGGCGTACCAGGCCAGGTCCGTGATGTCGGTCATCCGCAGGTTGTCGCCGAGCGCGCCGATCGACCGCGGGTTCTGCCGGCTCCCGCCGGCCTCCCAAGCGACGATGTCCCGGGAGGTGGTCTCGATGTCGAACGGCTCTTCGCCGTCCGGCACCACGCGCAGGGTGAACATCAGGCGCTGCACCCCACGGCCAGGATCGAGTAGGTCACCGAGGTCCCCGACCCGCTGTTCGTCACCGTCAGCAGATCGCCGGTCCCGGCGGTGATCGCCCACCCGACTGCGTCCTCATCGCCCGCAGCCAGCATCAGGAACCCACCGGGCTTGAGGATCACCTGGTCCCCGGCGGCCGAGAAGATCGGCACACCGTTGGAGGCCGGCCGGCTCACTAGCACGTTGTTCGTGTTGGCGGCGGCCGCCGAGACCACCAGGAGCTTCAGTCGGGCGAAGACCTGCGCGGTGCCGAACGGGTCGGTGAGCGCGCCGGCCAGGTCCAGATCTTCGGTGCCCGAGGCGCCCAGCGTGCGGGTGTCGCTGAACGCCAGGTCGGCCTGGCCGGCGCCGGTGCCGTTGGCCAGCTCCAGCGCCAGCTCCAGTTCGCGGGTCGCCGAGGAGGAGCCGAGATCGATCGTGTTGCGCGCCGAGACGGTGGCGCGCGCGCTTGCGCGCGTGGTGATCGTCATGGGTCAGCTCTCCTACGGCCGGGTCTTCACGGGCTTGCCGGCGCACTGCAGCGTCGCCGCCGTGACGTCGGTGGTCCGGACCTCGCCACCCGGGCTCGGCGATTTGACGTTCACCGTGCCGTTGAAGATCACGTGCTCGGCCGGGATGTCCGGGTTCAGGTCCAGCTGGAAATCCACGTCTTCGCCGTCGTGGTCCCAGAGCCAGTCCGAGATACCGGCAGAGCGCCAGTCCGAGTAGAACTCCAGGTCCAGCGCGTAGGACGGGTCGGCCGCCTCCACGAAGGACGTGGAATCGTCGTTCCCGTCGTTGCCGAAGGTGTAGAAGGTCTCACCGTCGTCGGTATTGTTGACGATCTGTGCCTTGCGGCACTGGAGCTGGTATTCCGACCCGCCGATATCCAGGGTCAGGATCTTCAGCTTACGGTGGTGCGGACTGGTCATAGCGCAACCTCAATGGTCAGCAGAAAACAGGGGAGCGTGTCATTTCCGGACTGCCAGCTACCGGGCTCCGCTTGCTTCACGACGAAGTCCGTCTGCATGTCGATCGCCTCGGCGATGGTGGGCAGCGCCCGGTAGAGGTCGGACGCGGTGCGCCCGGTCCCCGCCTTCGCCACGATCGCTACCTGCCAGGTCGCGTCCGTCGGGGCCAGGCCGGGCCCGGCCCAGGTCAGCAGCGGAGGGGCCAGGACAGCCGCCGGCGGGTCGACGGAGTCCGAGACCTCCGCGTGCACACGGAACTGATCGTCGGCCGGCAGCGACGCACTGGCGGCTAGCAGCGCGGCCTCCAGCGCGTCGTGGGCGGCCTGGACGGACGTGAAGCTCATGCGATCACGGACCGCGCGAACGGCCCGACCTGCAGCAGACGGGCGATGTCCAGATCGATCGCCGGAACCCGGGAGGTCCCGAGGTCCCCGGCGGAGATCAGACCGTCCGGCGAGCGGCGGCGGGTGTGCCAGCGCCCGGCCAGCCGGAGGACCCCGAGGTGGAAGTCCGCCGGCTCGGACGGCAGCGTGGAGAGCGGGTCGCCGAAGCTGTAGCGGCCGGTGTGCACGCGCTCCACGTAGGAGACGGCAGCGTCCAGCACCTGCTGAAGCCGGTCGTCGTCCCGGGTGTTGCTGTCCGGGATCGACAGGTCCAGCTTCAGGTCGCTCAGCTCCGGCGGCCAGCTCATCGCGGGCTCAGCTGGTCGCCGTGAGGCCGAAGGCCTCCAGGACGTCCAGGATGGCGTTGATGGCCGTGCGCGCCTGGCTGTCCACCGTCGCCCCGGTGGACGGGTCGGCGATGTGGGCCTGCGTGGTCACCGGCGTCTTCGCCACACCGAGGTAGTCCGTGCGGATGGACTCCGAACGGCGCGCCGGCGGCTTCACCGCCGCCATCAGCTGGCCGCCGTGACGACGATCCGCTTCACGGACTTCGTGGCCTGGCGCACGATGCACGCCGTGTAGCCCCAGACGCCGAGCTTCACCGACTCCGGGCCGAGCGGCTCCTCGTAGCGGAACCGCAGCACGTCGCTCTCGAAGAGGATCGTGTCCGCGGCCCGCGCGACCAGGATCGACTCCGGGTAGGAACCGGTCGACACACCGTCGGTGGCGATGATGCCCAGCCCGTGCATGCGGCCGTCCACCATCACCGTGCCGACGCCGATCGCGTTCATCGGGCCGTTGGAGCCGTCCGGGATCATCGGCCGGCCGTCGGCGTCCTTCAGCTTCAGGAAGGCGCCGTAGCGGACCACGCCCATGGCGACGATGTCCGGGGGCAGCTTGCGCGCGTTGCGCACGTAGATCGCAGTGTCGATCACGGCGTCCGACGCGTCCTGGTCGGCGTTGAACGCAGCCTCAGTGGCGAACGTGGTCACGGCCGAGCCGGCGGCGGTCACCATCGCCGCGCCGACCTTCTTCTCCACCTTGAGGTTGTAGGCGCTGAGCATGTCGCCGTAGATCAGCGCGTCGATCGCCGGGCTGGACATGTCCAGCATCTGGCGGGAGACGATCTGGATGCCGGTGGTCGGCTTCGGCGTGACCGTGTCCACGTCGGAGGTCCAGGCGTCGTCGTCCTCGGTGGCTGCGTTCTCCGAGGACTGCTCGACCACCTCGGAGTCCGTGCCCGCGGTCTGCTTGGGCAGGGTGATCGGCCGGGGGTCCGAGCCGAGACCGATGTTGCGCACGGCCGAGGCCAGCGCGCGGCCCTGGCGGGCCAGCAGCTCGAACTCCTCGGTGAGCCAGTGCGGCGGCACGACGCCCGCGCCGGCGTTGCCGGTGCCGGTGGACAGCGCGCGGTTGTGCTCGGCCAGGCGCCGGCCGGCGTCGTCGTCGCCCGAGCGGGCCCGGTGCAGGTCGCCGAAGAAGGAGTTGGGCGCCGAGCGGGTGTAGTGGCCGGGGTCGCGGTCCACGGCGGTGGTGGAGCTGGTCCGGCGCAGCGCACTGCCGCGCTCGGTGACCGAGCCGACCGAGGTCAGCTGCGGGTCGGTGCGGTTGGCCACGGCGGCCGCGGTGGCGTCACCCGCGATGCGGGCCGCCTGCTCCTGCACCGCGCGGTTGGTGACCTCCAGCTCCGTGAGCTGCGTGATCTGGGTGAACAGCCCGTTCATCTGCTCGGACATCCCGCGGACGGAGGTCATCTCCTCCGGGGTGAGGTCCCGCTCCTCGGTGAGGGCGGTCTGCTGGAGGCCTTCGATCGCGACGCGGAGGGTGTCGTGATCCTTGTGCAGCTTCTCCAGGTAGGCATTCGGCATGGGGTTTCCCCTGGTAGATGGTCAGTTCGACTGATCACCTATCGGGGTGCCGCTGTGCCTGGCCGGGGTGCCGCAGTGCGGGGTGCCGGTCCGTGCGGGGTGCCGCCTCGGTGTTGCTGGTCAGGAGGGTAGCTGATCACGCAAGAGGCCCAGACGCAGATCAGCCCCCGAGCGGACGGACTCGGGGGCTGACCCAGGGGGACTCCGACGACAGGAGTGCACCGCCAGCGTAGATCACGCGGGGGATCCCCGGGAGGGTGTCCACGGACTCCCGAGTCCCGTCCGGGTCGACACCCCGGACTCGCGCTCCGTGCCTCGCGCGCCGGTACTTCCGTGCCTGCACCGGTAGACCCGTGCGATCCTACGGGCGCGCAGGTTCGAATCCTGCCGGCTCGGGGCACGGACTCCCGTGACGTAGCTCAGCGGTAGAGCGGGGTCGCCCCGGCGCCTAGTCAGCGCCGGGGCTGGACCTGCCTACTCGGGCAGCTCGGGCAGCGCAGGCAGGCCGGCCAGCAGCGCGGCCACCTGGTCGATCCGGCGCGGCTCGGGACGCCACGCGGTCTCGCCGCGCTCGGCGACGTCGCCGCCCTGGTCGGCCGAGCGGACGGCCATGATCTGGGCGCCCTCGCCGTACGCGCCGGCCAACACCACCGACACCTCCACCAGATCCGCCCGGACGCGGGTGATGGTGCCGTCCGGCTCGGTGAAGTCCTTCTGCGCCCGGAAGCCGACCGACAGCTCCGACAGCGCGCCGTCGGCAACCAGCGCGAGGGTCTCGTCCCCGGCCGCGGTGGCGCTCACCCGGAACGCGCCCCAGAGGCCCAGGGCGTCGTTGCGGAGCTCGGTGGCCCGGCCGATCAGGGTGCCGCCCTGGCTCATGTGGTCGCGGGAGAAGGCGATGCGGTGCGCGGCCCGAATCTGGTGGTCGAACGCGCCCGGCGCGAAC